TCGCGCAGCGGGTAGCGGTCAGGCCACAGTGCCGCGCCCTCGCTGCGCTCCAGGTTGTCGTCGGGTTCGGCCAGCGCCGGCATCCGCAACCGCGTCCAGACGCCGGGCTGCCGGTTCAGCAGCCGCCCCACGAGGTCGTCCATGTGCCAGCGGGTCATGACCACGATCACCGCCGCGCCCGGCTCGCGCCGCGTATACAGGTCGTCAGTGAACCAGTCCCACACCTTCTCACGGTATGTTTCCGATTCCGCCTCGGCGCGTGACTTTACCGGGTCGTCTACAATAACGATGTGACCACCCTTGCCGGTCACGCCGCCCCCTACCCCGATAGCGTCCAGCCCGCCCTCATGCGGCGCTGCCAAGTCCCAGGCATCCGCCGCCCGACTCGCCATATCGAGCGCCACGCCCGGAAACACGGCCTGGTAGCGCGGTAGCATGAGCACGTTGCGCGCGTAGCGGCTGTTCTTCTCCGCCAGCGACGCGCCGTAGCTCGCCAGGATCACGCGGTGCTCCGGGTTGTTGCCCAGGTGCCACGTCGGGAACAGGCGCGAGATGGTGGTCGTCTTGCCATGTCGGGGCGGCATCTCGACGATGAGATGCCCGATGCCAGCTGCCCCGCCCGTGGCCGCGTGCTGGCTGCACTGAGCGAGCAGGCGGTCGAGCGCGTCCAGATGCGGCGCGTGCTGGTAGCGCCGCCAGACGAACTGCTTGTATTTTGTTAAGGTGCGCCGGGCCAACCGCAACGCCTTCTCTTCGCGGGCGCGGCGCTGGTCAGTCCTTAAGGAGCGCGTCGAGTTCATCATCGCCCACGTCTTCCAGGCCCGTTACCCGTATCGTCACCGCCCCGCCGCCAGCGCCCGTGACTTCCTGCTGCGTGCGCTCGACGTAGCCGCGGTCCTTGCCCTGCGTCTTCAGCGTAAAGATGATGGCCGTGATGTTGCCGTTCAGCACTTCTTTGCGCAGCGCGGACTCGGCCACGTCCACCAACTCCTCGCGGGCGTCGGTGAGCACCTGCTGCAACGTCACGCTCTCGGCAATCCGACGGTGAATAGTCGAGCGCGACACGCCAAGAGACTTTGCTGCGTAGGTGACGTTACCCGCTGCCTGCTTCAGCGCGTGCTCAATCTGCTCCACCGTTAACCGCGCTTGCCCCGCCATTTTTTATGCTGTCCTACTCCGTGCTAAGCGGACGGGTCGGGATCGAACCGCCACTCCCGCGCTGGTCGCGCAGGCGCTACCATTAGGCGTCCGCATGTAGACGTTCACCCCGATACATCCGCGCCCCTGCCTCGTCAATCGCGCTGTAGGGCAGTTCCGGCACCGTCAGGCGCGAACGGCAAGTCGGGTCGAGAAAGTAGACATAGCGCAACTGGTAACCATCCATCGGTTGCCACCCCATCTCAACGAAAGGGCGCATTGAGGCCGCACCTGTCTCAACAATGTGCTGGCCCTTAGTCGCGTTACCGCGACTAAGGATGGTGCGGCGCGGCAGCGCCGCACCTTTCGGCCCGAGCATAGTCATGCTGCCAGCAAAGAGTCGCGCCCGACCCGGCCTGCGCGTGTCAGTGGCGACGAGTCGCGTCGCCACTGAGCCGTCCGGCGCTTGCCATATCTGGTCATTCCTCTTGATCCCCGTCAGCACGAACCCCGCCGCCCGGTAGATCGTCCCGTCCCCGCTCTGTGTCGCGTCCGCGAACGAGATAACCCACTTCAACTGCGGCGCATGTTTGCGAAGCAACTTGAACGCAATCGCCAGCGCCCGACTTTCGCTGTTGCGCGGCAGCGCGTCCGTAAACGCCATGCGGTTTAGTTCAACAAACTCATTCCAGCCCGTGCCCGCCACGAGGCCCATAATCTTCCGCTTATCCAGCGACGGGCCAAACTGCATCGCGCCCTCTAGCTTGCCGTTGTAGAACACGCCGATATGAAGCTGCGAGTTGTTCACCACCTTGCCCGAATAATGCACGCGGCGCACCAGGGCGTTCGCTTCCTGGGCGCTAATCGGGCGCAGCAGAATGTCTTTAGCCGAACCCATTGACGTATGCCCTGCAAATCATGTACAGCGCGTTCCCGTTGCTGTTCTCGTTCGGCTGCCCGCTGAAATCACAATCGCGCTTCGCCTGGGCCACCGCCCGCGCCACAACCTCGGCCTGCTCATCGTGCAATGTGAAAGTCATCTGCTGAAACGGTGCGCGCTCCCCGTCGGGCAAGTTCCCAAACGCCGCCGCCCAGTCGTCATCACCGGGCGCTAACACGCCGCGCCCAACCTCGGCCAGCAACCGCTCCAGCGCCCCGTCCTCTTGCACCAGTTCCGTCTCGCGCAGTTCGGACAGGATGCCCTCCAGCATCTCGGCGTCTGTTTGGGCCATCGCACCAATCGGGTCGAGCGTCGCCAGTACCAGGTGCTCCTCGTCTTCAGCCAGGTCAACGGTGATGTAGGGCACGGGCGTCTCGTCGCCCTGCTCCAGCGCCTGCCATAACCGCTCGTGGCCGTCTAGTAGGTGCCCGGTGCGTGCGTTCTCCAGCACGACGCCCACCCACCCCACGCCATTCAGCGATGCAGCCAGCGCCTCGCGCTGCGCCTTCGGGTGCTTGCGCCAGTTGCGCGGATGCGCCTGGAACTGAGACGCGGGCCGAGTGCCGTACTCGATGATACGGTTGCGCCAGTGTCCGTTACCGCTATCCTTCGCCACATCATCCCCCTGGGGGGCGGCACCTTCAAAGCGCAGCGCTATAGCCGCCCCCACGCCTGAGGAGAGGGCCGGGAATGCGCCCGGCTCGCAGCGCGGCATTGCCGC